CCGCTACGTTCTACAAGAACTAGAGGGCGGCATCTCACACTCGGACTTTCAAAATAAGATCGAAAAATCTACAAATCCACAACACTATATTGAGGATGTTGCAGGTATCTCTTATGATAAAGTTGCAGAATGGATGACTGCACATGGATACGAAAAGCAAGCTACTCGTTGCACGACTATGTACGAGAAACTAAAGGCTGGTGGTAATATTATGAGACGTGGACCAGAGATTCCTAAGAATCATATTGGCGCGTTTGTAGGACACTATCCACACTTTCTTACACACCCTGATGAGGATCGATATTTGACAATTCGTGAATGCCTAAGCATTATGAAATTGCCAGAAGATTTTATCCTTCAAGGTGGACGTAAGAACCTTAATCACATTTGTCAGAATGTTCCAGTGACAACAGCTCAGGACATGGCCGAAGAAGTTCTCAAGTTTGTAGAAGGCCGAGCTGACAACCAACTACTTGATACTACATACGTAGTTCAAGATAATAAAACAGAAACGCTCGAATGGAAAAAAGAGAGTGTACATTTGGACGCTTTTATGGTATAATAGTATCATAATCAAAGGAGTATATAATGCCGTCAATTATGGATAAGCTCAAAAAGAATAGTAAGGTAAAAGAAACCTCAATTCTTGCTGAGTCTAAATTTTTCACAGATAAAGATATGATTCCAACCGATGTGCCTATGATGAACGTAGCACTATCCGGTTCGACAGAAGGTGGATTGGCACCAGGTCTTACAGTATTGGCCGGTCCATCCAAACATTTCAAAACATCATTTGGCCTGATCATGGCTTCAGCATATCTCAAAAAGTATGAGGATGCCGTGCTCTTGTTCTATGATTCAGAGTTTGGCTCGCCACAGTCATACTTCAAACAATTTGACATTGATACCGAACGTGTACTTCATACACCTATTACCAACGTTGAAGAATTGAAGTTTGATATTATTGCTCAGATGGAAGGACTCGATCGTAATGACAAGGTTGTTGTTATGATTGATTCCGTTGGTAACCTTGCTTCTAAAAAAGAATTGGAAGATGCTATCAACGAAAAGTCTGTAGCCGATATGTCACGCGCCAAAGCACTTAAGGGTTTGTTCCGTATGACTACACCATACCTGAATATGAAGAACATTCCGCTTATTGCAGTAAACCATACATATAAAGAAATCGGTCTGTTCCCTAAAGACATTGTGTCTGGTGGTACAGGTATTTACTACTCAGCCGACAATATCTGGATTCTTGGTCGTCGGCAAAACAAAAAGGGTACGGAAGTCACGGGTTATGACTTTGTGATTAACGTTGAAAAGTCACGCTATGTTAAAGAAAAGTCTAAGATTCCTATTTCAGTTTCTTGGGAAGGTGGAGTACAAAAGTGGTCAGGCCTTCTTGATATTGCTCTCCAAGGTCAATATGTTTCTAAGCCGTCGAATGGCTGGTATTGCCGCGTTAGCAGGGAAACTGGCGAACTACTTGAACCGAAAGTACGAGAAGCGGCAACACTAGAAGAAAGCTTCTGGCAACCAATCTTTGATGAAACAGATTTCAAAGATTATCTTAAGCAAGTTTATCAAATCGGTGGTAATGCAAGCCTCGAGGATTTTGAAGATGCTGAAGGAGAATGAGGATTATGAGCTGATTACTCATGACACTCTGACCGATGCATGGGCAGTCCGTTTTAAAAAGGGTGACTTTGTCGAAAGCGTAATTGCTATCGGCGCAGTTGCCTTTAACGAGGTAAAGGATCACTGGTCTTTCAATTTTGAAATTATTGAAACGCCAGATCCTGATATTGTAAACAAAGACAATGTCGAACTTCAACAGCATGTTGCTCGTACAATCGAAGCAATCATCTGGCACAATGAAGAAGACATGGAACTTACACCGAGAGATACAATTGAACTTAAGAATTGAACAAACCATCCTACGAAAACTTCTTACCGATGAGAAGTATATGCGAAAGGTTCTGCCTTTTGTAAAACCTGAATACTTTGAAGGTCCGTACCGTACACTCTTCAAAGAAGCAGGTAAGTATGTTGCGAAGTATAATAAGCTTCCAGCAAAAGAAGCATTCCTAGTAGAACTTAACGAACATTCGAATCTCAGCAGCGAACAGTTTACTACAGCAGTGGATATTGCTAGTAACCTGTTTGATGGGGATGAGGTAGACGAAGACTGGCTACTTGAGAACACTGAAAAGTGGTGCCAGGATCGTGCTATCTACAACGCAGTCATGGAATCGATTACGATTATTGACGGCAAACATGACACGTTGACAAAGAACGCGCTTCCAGAGCTACTCACTAAAGCTCTGGGAGTTGCGTTTGATACCAACGTTGGTCACGACTATATCGAAAACGTAGAGGAACGCTATGAATTCTATCATACTGAAGAAGATCGCATCCCATTCGATCTGGAATACTTCAATAAAATCACAAAGGGAGGAGTCCCGAACAAAACTCTTAATATCGCTCTCGCTGGTACTGGCGTTGGTAAATCTCTTTTTATGTGCCATGTTGCTGCTTCGGCTTTAGTAGATGGTGCTAATGTTCTATACATTACTATGGAAATGGCAGAGGAACGTATCGCTGAAAGAATCGATGCTAACTTACTAAACGTTCCAATTGATCAGCTAGAAAACATGTCGAAAGATATGTTTACTACAAAGGTTGCCGATCTTGCACGTAAGACAACAGGTAGATTAATTGTAAAGGAATATCCTACTGGTTCTGCTCATACTGGTCACTTCCGTGCACTATTGAATGAACTCAAACTAAAGAAACAATTCAAGCCTGATATTATCTTTGTGGACTATCTCAACATTTGCGCATCTTCTCGTATGAAAGGTATGGGTGGTGCAATTAATTCATACACATATATTAAAGCAATCGCCGAGGAGTTACGTGGTCTTGCTGTTGAATTTGATGTACCTGTGTTTTCTGCAACTCAAACTACTCGTAGTGGATATTCAAATACTGATGTTGGTCTTGAAGATACGTCTGAAAGCTTTGGTTTGCCAGCTACTGCGGACCTGATGTTTGCCTTGATCTCCACCGAAGAACTCGAGCGTGATGGTCAGCTTATGGTAAAGCAATTGAAGAATAGATATAATGATCCGACAATGCATAAAAGATTTGTAGTCGGTGTTGATCGAGCAAAGATGAGATTGTTTGATGTGGAAGAAAGCCAGCAAACTCTAACCGATGATACGCCGGTGTTTGATAATTCTACAAGTGGCGAAAGATTATCACAAGAAAAATATGGAGACTTTAAATTATGACACGATGGGAAAAAATTAAATGGCAGCTTGATGAGTGGGGTGATCCACAAATCGTAGGATTCATTGTACTAGCATCTCTATTTGGATATGGTACATGGATCGTTATCGAGGCTTTGATCAAAAGATTCTTTTAATGGAAGAGCAGTTGATCCTATATCAACACTTTCATCGGTGCGTAGCATACATATGCATCAATAACTATTCTATCTTTCATGCTAGAAAATATTTGCGAGGACAAAAATGAAAGTAAGACTTATTTCATATTCACAACCTTATGGAGAAGAACTATATGTCGGTAAAGATATGCAGGAGCTCGTGGCGTATTGCGCCCGTGTCTCCAATCCATCGAATCAAAACAACACCGAAACGTCGACAAAATTGCTACACTATCTTGCAAAACACAAACATTGGTCGCCTTTCGAAATGGTGTCTGCTTGCCTAGAAATCGAAACAACTCGAGATATTGCTAGGCAGATTCTCAGGCACAGATCATTTTCATTTCAAGAGTTTAGCCAAAGGTATGCTGATCCTCTTCAAGATCTGGAGATGGTGCTAAATCAGGATGCGAGAACTCAGGACGATAAAAACAGGCAGAACAGTATTGAACATGACGATGTTGATCTTAAGATGGAGTGGCTGAAACAGCAGGCTGAAGTCAAGCTGGCTGTGAAGAATGCATATGAATGGGCGGCAGAAAATAATATTGCAAAGGAAGTCCGTAGAGCCGTATTGCCTGAAGGCCTGACAGTTTCAAGATTGTATATGAATGGAACACTTAGATCATGGATGCACTACATCGAGCTTAGATCTGGTAATGGTACTCAGAAAGAACACCGCGAAGTAGCAATTGCATGTGCTGAAGTTTTGAAGAAAGTCTACCCTTCGATAATGGATTTTATTGAATAAAAAGAAAAAAAACGTAAGTGGTTGATTCTATTGAATATAAAAATGCACTTTTTTGTTTACATTTGAATTTTTCTATGGTATAATAGATCTATAAAATGGAAAAGGAGCAAAATTATGATTAGAGTTTACCAAATGCCTGCCAAAGCAATGGAAGAAACAAACCAGTTTCCGTTCATGTATAGCAAGGACGGTCTGTTTGACCTGATGGAAAACATCCAGTACTACGAGCATGTAGCTAATCTTGATGTTGAGTCTTTGGACGAAGCTTTCGAAGTTGGCAACATCGGTCCAGAAGAAAAGTATACACGGTTTGCTTCAATGCGGTCTGTGTCTGTTGGCGATATTCTTATCACCGACTCTGGTTCTACTTACGTAGTCGCAGACTTTGGTTTTGATCTGATCGAGCCACAATTCATGCTTGCTGCTTCTGAGCAGTATGCCGCTTAAGGGAGATTATATTATGAAAACGTTTTTTGCTATCGCTGCTATTCTTGGTTGTATCATGCTGGTTGGTGCTATTGAAGATCCTTGCACCACCGAAGGTTTGGCCCCTGGCTGTATGGAGACTCGCTAATGTCACGTGTTGAAGTAGAAGTTTTGGAAGGTGAAGAGTTTGCTTGTGAGCACTACAATATTTCACGTAATGAATTCTGTGCTCTTGCCTTTGCCAAGTTTCGTCCTATGTCACCAGGAGCTAAGGCTGCTGTTCAAGCATATGATACGATTCAGCAGGATTTGAAAGATTATGAGGAGTATAAAAATGCCGATTGAAAAACCACGATTTATGTCTGATCCGTATATCGGATCTTTTGCTAGAGATAACGCTCAAGATATGTCTGATCTTGAAATGGTAAAGCACATGGTGTCTCGTTTCAATTCTTGGCTCAAAGAGTCAGGTAGTTCTAAGAGATATCGTGTTTGTTTGAAAGGTCGTAAGCCTTACAAAAAGATGAAGACTCCTACCTCAAAGGGTCCAGTCTCTTACACCTATTGGGGTTCAATTGTAGGTGGCATCGATAATGCCTCCGTACTAAAAGCTTATATCTACAGGAGGAATAATGTTTAAATCTATGAAGAAAAACTATGCTAAAGAAGATAAGAGTTATGATGCGGAACAAATGAGTTTCGATCTTACTGATCATCAATATGCTGTGAAGTTTGCATGGGAGAATAATGACGATATCGATTATGCTTTCAACGAGAAAGAACTTCTCGAAGAAATGCTTGAGTATATCAACGCTACCTATGATGCTCACTACTCACAAGACAAGTATCAGTCAACCGAGATCATTGAAGATATGGGCCACGGTATGGGCTTTGCTCTTGGAAACGTGATCAAGTATTGCCAAAGATATGGCAAGAAAGAAGGCTTCAATAGAGATGACCTGAAAAAAGTTATCCACTATGGAATCATTGCACTAGCAATGCATGATAGGAAGAACGACTAACGCTTCTTTGGCCTAGTCACATATATCTTTTGTTGTACAGAAGCTGGACACTGACTGCCGTACGGAACGTGCTTAACAGTTGGGTACCAGCTTTTGTAGTAACTAATCTTCGGATCCATGCGGTATTCGCAAACTGTCACTAGGCAGTTACCACATGCGTGTGAATGAGTTGCTCCTACAAAGCTTAGAGCAACTGTGACCACAATTGTCTCAATCATGAGTATCTGCCGAACTTAAATTCAGCTTCTTGTATTCGTCTTTTTAAAGATCTACAGGTTCT